AGAAGCCATTGTCAGATCATAGGTGGCTTCACCATTATGGCTGCCCGAATACTCAATCGAGGAAAGCTGGAATGCCCCCTGCACCACACCGAAATCCGGGATGATCACCTGAAAATCGGGGATCTCGCCGTCAAAGAAAATCTGGCGCGCGCGCTCATCTGTGCCCGCATCGCGAAACACACCAGAGCCCGAGATTGACGCCGTTTTCACCCCGGAACCGGCAAGCAGTTCACGCCATCCGCCTTGGCTTTCAAGACTTGTGACATCGACCGTTTCAGCGTTGAAGCTGATCCGAGTGGCCCGAAGGCCTGCAATGGTTTCAAAAAAGCCGTCACCCGTCATGTCCAGTTTTATCAGAAGGTCTTTGCCGTTTTGAACAGCCATAGGTCATCTCCATTATTGAATTGTTTTCAGCCAATGGGCTGCATCTGAGCGCCCAAACAGGGGCAGCTAAGCTTTGCGTCAGGCTTGCACCCGCGCGCCGAAGGTCAGGTCAATGCGGCGAAATTCGCCTTCGTCCAACCGTCGCGCCACCGCCCTTGCGAAATCAAGGCTCACAAGGGTCCCGCGTGACAATGCCAACGGGGCGTCAACAAGGGCGTCCGAAACCGCAACCGCGACCAGTTTCGCCGCTTGAAATCCCGTTGCGTCACTGACAATCGACACCACCAAACGGTGCAAAGCACCGCCGCCGGTTTTGTCCGAGCGGTCCAAAACATCTTCCGGTCCAAGCAAAATGAATGTCCCGTTTCCAGTTCCCGTCGGAACCGCATCCAAAACGGGGATACCTGCCAACGCCACATGCCCGACCAGACGATTGTAAATCGCGACCTGAAGGGCGGCTGCTGATCCATAGCTCATGCCGGGATCTCCTCTCTTGCAAAGCAAACGAGGTAGCGACCGGCTTTGTCGCGTTCTGTCACCGCCAGAATGGTAAAAAGGCGCGTGCCATCCCGAAATCGCTGCCCAGCCTTCGGTCGCGATGGTGCGCTTTGCGGTGCCGCTCGCACGGTGATCCGGTAGGGCACTGTTGAAAAAACAACCTCTTCACCAGCTGTTTCACGCCCGGTTCCCGGCAAAACCTCTGCCCAAAGTGTGCCAATCGCGGCCCAGGCAAGCGCAAAGCCGCCCATGCCATCGGGCAGCTGCGTTGCCGCCTCCAGTTCCAGCAACCGGGATAGATGCACCGATTTCATGCCGCACCCCCGCCCAAAACCCGGACCGTGCGCCAACGCTCGATCAACGTCACGACGGCAAACGGCAAACCGCCATTGGCCGCCATTCCGCCATCATGGCGACGCTCGTAAAATTCCGCAGCCAGCATCAAAACCGCTTGCGCCAAATCGGCCGGCACATCGGACCAAGTCGGGCCAAAACCTGCGGTAAACGTCATCTCGATTCCGCCATTCATCGGCACCTGTGGCAACAATATGCCTGCCGCTTGCAGTTTTGGGCGATGCGTATCCGCCACCAGCCGGTACATCGTGATCGGCACCACCTCGGCAGCACCAGCGCTATTCAACAGCGTCACTTCAAGGATTGCCAAGACTGGTGCCACCGGCAGCGCTTGCTCGCAGCCATTGCGCCAATTTTCGAGGCTCCACTTAAAATCGCGGGCAATCAACGCCTTGCCGATCCGCCCTTCGATCGTCGCGATCGAGGCCCGTAGGTAGCTTTCGACCAGCCCATCTTGCAAGCCGTCATCGGCAAACCCGGTTCCTAGCCTGAGATGGTTTTTCAGTTCCTGAACCGGCAATGCAAGTGCAGGAACTGTGGTTTGCTCGACTAACATCATGTCCAATTCTCCATAGCGACCGTCAAAAAAGCCCGTCTGAATGGTTTGGGCGCACACCCCGCATCGCTCGGACGGAGGGAGCAGCTAGACGACCCGGGTCAGGGTCGAACCCAAAGTGCGCGCCCAAAACCCGGCCCCTAAATGCTGGGCCGGGTCATCGCAGGCCCCTTAGGACACCGCGAATTTCAGCAGTTTAATCGCTGCAAAGTCGCTGACATCGCCACCAACACGCTTGGTTGCATAGAACAAAACATGCGGCTTGGCGCTGAAGGGGTCGCGCATCACCCGCAAGTCAGGGCGTTCTGCGATCGTGTAGCCACTGGCGAAATCGCCAAAGGAAATGGCGAAAGCACCCGACGCGATATCCGGCATATCCTCGGCAATCAGGACCGGATAGCCCATCAAACGTGCAGGCTCGCCCGCAGCCAAACCATCCGACCACAAGAAGCGGCCATCAGCGTCTTTCATCTTGCGCACAGCACCAGCGGTTTTCGAATTCATCACGAAAGAGGCATTGGCGCGGTAAGTCGCATCCAACGCATAAACCAGATCGACAATCGCATCCGCTGGGTTAGAGGCCGAAAAATCACCCGCCGTCCCCGTAGCGATGTAGCCAAGACTGCCCCATGCCCAGGACGCTTCGTCAATGGTCGAATGATCAAGGAAACCGCGCGGCTTATCCACACCGTCACCGGCCACAAAAGAGGCAGCTTCAGCGCGCATAAACTTGTCAGCGATGCGGCCAGCCAACCAACCCTCGACATCGAATGCGCTGTCATCCAGCAGACGCTGGCTGGCTTTCGGCATTGCAGATAACTCGTGCAGCGGGATCGAGATCCGCTCGATAATCGGCGTTGTACTTTCGGAAACCGAACCGGTTTCCGTAGCCCAGCCTGAACCCAGATCCGAATGGTCAATCAGCACATCAAACGAAGTCGCCTCGACCTGTACCACATTGGCAATCGCGCGGATCGACGAGGTGGATTTCAAGCTGGACCGAATGGTTTCAGCCGTTTGCGGGTCAACAAGATAGCCACCTTCGGCATTCACCGAGGTGTTCAACCCCTTGCCTTCCAGAACGAGGCCACGCAGACCATCGTCATCACCCGAACGCAAATAGGCGTCAAAGGCTTTCTTATGCGGGACTTCCGTTTCGGCAAAGGCCGAAAGTGCGGGGCGTCCGTAAGTCATTGTTTTTCGATCAAGCATGGTTAGTCGCTCTTCCTGTTGTTGCAATGCAGTCTTCACTTCGGCCTGAAAGCTGCTGAATTCATTTAAAAATCCGGACATGGCGGATTTCACTTCCGCACCCGGATGCAGGGCCGTATCCAGAGCCGCGGGCAAATCTCCCCCGGCCCGAGCCTTTGTCTCGGTCATTGTCATTTCCTTTGGGTTTCAGTCGTGAAAGGCCGCTTTAACGGTCGGCCAGTTTTTGACGCGCGTCTTCAAACAGATGCGCAAGACTGCGCCAGGTTTCGCCAAACTCATCTTGCTTGGCCGAAACCCGCGCCTCGGGAAGCATCGGAAAGGTCACAAGTGACACCTCCCAAAGCTCCAGTTCCGACAAAAGCCGCTGGCCCTTGCCATCCTTTTCGGCCCGCAATGTACGATAGCCAATCGAAAGCCCATCAATCGCACCTGCCGCCAGCAATGCTGCGGCCTCGCGGCCCTTTTCGACTTCGGTCAGAATTCGGCCTTTGACATAAAGGCCAGTGCCATCTTCGTGCACCTGCTCCCAAACGCCGATAGGGTGCGACGGGTCATGCTGCCACAGCATCTTTACGCTACGACCGTTTGCCGCCAAGGCTTTCAGGCTGGCCTTATAGGCCCCTGGTTGCACCACATCCCCGCCTTGATCGCGCTTGCCAAACAGACTGGCATAGCCTTCAATCACCTGACCATCTGTAACCACCAAGCCGGTTTCAGGCCGGTGATATTTGCGCTCTGGTGCGCCGTAAGTCTCGATAAATCCCATTGCTCTACCTCATCGCCGCCTTCAAAAGTGCCTCCGCCCCCTGCGTCAGCAGAAATGCGGCGACCCCGTAAACTCCCAGCCAAAGCCGCTTTTCCAGCCGCTCCAACGCGCCTTCAATCTGGCCTAAACGGTACTCCAACCCGGTCCAACGTTCCGCCGCCACACGCTCGTTCGCTTCAATCTGAGCCTGCGCCACGTCAAAACTGTCGTAAAGAAACCGCGAGCCGCCAGCGGATTTTCCCCTCTCGGTCATTCTTCCTCCGCAATCGCTGGCAGCCCCAACAAAGCGCGTTTTTCAGCCAAGGTCAGAAAATCCGCCGCCCCAACCCGCGCCCATTGCTGGTCACGCTCTGCTGCTAGCGCTGGCACTTGGTCCAGATCTGGCTTCATCTCGACTTCTTCGCCGCTAAACCCCGACAACCAATGCGACATCGAGGCCGAAACTTTCGCGACCAAAGGCAAGATCGTCAGCCTGAAAAACGCCCGGTTCGCTTCTTGATAATTTGCGTAGGTTGCATCGCCCGGGATACCCAACAGCATCGGCGGCACCCCAAAAGCAATCGCAATTTCGCGCGCGGCGGCCTCTTTGGTCTTTTGAAACTCCATATCCGAAGGGCTAAACCCCATCGGTTTCCAATCGAGGCCGCCTTCCAGCAACATAGGGCGCCCCGCATTTCGCGCGCCCTGATGATGCGCCGCCATCTCATTTTGCAACCGGTCATATTGATCCGATGACAGTTGCGATTGCCCATCCACCCCCTTGTAGATGATCGCCCCTGAAGGCCGCGCAGCATTGTCCAGCAGCGCCTTCGACCAATGCGAGGCCGATACATGCACATCCAGCGCCACCGCAGCCGCCTGCATCGGACTGAAACCGTAATGATCGTCCTGAGGGTGGAAATTCTTGATATGGCAGATCGGCGCCGGCCCGGTCGTCATGTCAAAGCGATGCTTCCGGCTGCCCACCGTATAATCATACGCAACGGGCCAACCATCCGCCCCCGGCACCAGGCTCATCCTGTCAGAGCGCAACACATGCAATTCGCCCGGCAAAACTCCTGCACTGGGAACCGCTTCAAGATAGGCATTCCCCGATAGCAATAATTGCCCATACAGCGCTTCAAACAGCTCGGCCCGGCCCTGCACCGGGTTTGGCCTGCGGATCAAACTCAACAGCGGATGAACGTCATAGCGACGGTCGCAATCTTGCAAGACCAAAGGCAAAGCCGCCGCCGTCTCCGCGATCAGCTTGACCGAGCGAAAGCCAATGGGGTTGCCCAGAAACCCGGTCTTGGTCAGGCTCACCGTGTCACGCGGGCTCCAGGCCACTCGGCCCGTACCGGAATAGTTGATCACCGGCCCCGTGGCCGATGCCTTTTGCTCCGGTACCGCACGATCTGCGCGTTTCAGGAAATCGAAAACCATCTGGGTCAACTCCTTTTTCGGTTCGGACGGTGCCAGCTGAAAGCAGCACCAGGGCCTCAGCCCCTCGGGTTGAGATAAGTTTTCGTCGAAATTGATTTAGATGTGTTAAAGTGAGCGTACGGTGGGGTTTTGCCACTTAGCAGCACCATCCAACATCAAATCGGTCAGCGCCCAAACAAGGGCGTCAACGCGGTCCGGGCTGCCCTTGCCAAGATATCCCTGCAAGGCCATCTGGCACATCTGATCTTCCAGCGCGCCCAATCCCGGCAAATGACGCACGCGCCCTTGCTCGTAAAGGGCGGCAATGGGCTCCGCCCGCGTGATCTTACCCCGCGTCGCGCGCACAGCCCGGTAAGACACCATCGGCGCGATGGACCGAATGATGCTTTCCACCATGTCGCCGCCTTGGTTCACCTCTGCCACCACCCGCTCGGCCCCGTGTCGTTCTGCTGCGGCGATTGCAGCCCGCGCCCATGTATCAGGCGAAGCGGCCTTCACGCTGGCATCTTGCAACACATAAGCCCGCCAATCCTGCGGCGGCCCCTTCGTCACAGCACCCACCACCAAAATCCCACATTCATCAGACCCGGCATGACCCGTCACCGGCGGATCCACCGCCACAACCACGCGGTCCATCATCGGAATTTCCGTCACGCGCGCCTTTTCCAAATCCGCAAGCCGCCACAATGCGCCCTCGACCTCTTCAATCAGCACGCCTTCCAACTCTTGCCGTCCAAGGCTGGTCCCGGCATAGCGGCGCTCCACCTCTTCCAGGAACGAAGCCGCCAGATAGGCCCGGTTCGCTTCGGTTGGCGCATGGGTCACAACCGTCGACGGGTTTTTCAAGATCGCCTTCAACACCCCGACATTGCGCGGCGTCGTTGTCACGACCTGCCGCGGGTTCTCGCCCAAGCGCAGCGCAAATTGCAGCATGTCCCAGGCTTCTTGGCCGTTCTTCCACTTCGCCAATTCGTCGACCCAAGCCGCATCAAATTGCGGTCCACGCAAGGCTTCGGAATTATGCGCCGAATAGGCTTGCGCCGTGGCCCCATTGGGCCAAATCAACCGATGCCGCGTTGCCTCCCACTGCGGGCGGCGGTCGGGTGGCGAGCAGGCAATGATCCCGCTATCGCCAAACACCATCACGTCGCGGACCTGCTCTAAGGTTTCACCAACAAGCGCCACGCGTTTGGCGCGCCCCGGGTCCAATGGCCCTGCGCCTTCGACTTCCGCGCGGACCCATTCGGACCCGGCGCGGGTTTTCCCCGCGCCACGCCCCCCCATGATCACCCAACTTTTCCATGCCCCTTCTGGGGCCAATTGATGCGGCAAAGCCCAGAACTCAAACATCCAAGGCAGGGCCAGCAAAGCATTCTCGCTTAACCCTTCCAAAAACGCATCAACGATCTGCGGCGTCACGGAGGCGAGCCAACCTGCGCCCGATTTCAACGCGCGCGGCGGCAAGGTCAAGCTGAGGTCCTCCGGCGCTGCCACCTGCCTGTCTGCGGTATTTTTCAAGTTTAGTCCTTTCCTCCATGACCGTATGAAACGCGGTCTTGAGATCTTTGAGCGCCGTCAGAACGGCTTTCGCGTCGCTGGGATTTGCCTCTTGGGCGTTTGTAACCGCCTGTTTCAGCTCCTTCGCCGCGTCGAGATACAAGTCTTCCGAAAACGCCAGTAAATCTGTTGGCGTCTCATCACCCTGAGAGAATATAATTGTCATATGTTGCTGCACCCGCCTCTCACGCCTACCCGCACGAGCAAAATGAAAAAGCGGCACCGGGGTCACCCCCGAGCCGCTTGCCCACTTCTTCTAGCATGTCCAAATCAATAGATCAGACCGCACGCTAAGTCAATATAATTTCCTTCTACAACAAAGACTTAACGAACGATCTATTAAGCTTTCGTTAGTAAAACCACAGGCGAATTATCAATTCCCCTGCACGCCAGTGGCACCGTCGATCTTCTGCTGCGCTTCGATTGCCCGCCATTTCACAACATTGGCGTTGTGATCGGCAAGCGTCGTCGCAAAGGCGTGTCCGCCCGTGCCATCAGCCACAAAGAACAGATATTCCGTGCTGTCTGGGTTTAATGTCGCCTCGATGCTCAAACGGCCAGGGTTGGCGATTGGTGTCGGCGGCAATCCACTAATAACATAGGTATTCCAAGGAGTTTCACGACGAAGCTCACTTTGGCGCAGCCCGCGGCCCAGAATGCCTTCACCCTTGGTCACCCCATAGATGACGGTCGGATCGGTTTGCAGCTTCATCCCCAGCTTCAAGCGATTGACAAAGACGCTGGCGACTTGGCGGCGCTCGTCCGCGATCCCGGTTTCCTTTTCCACGATCGAGGCCATGATCAGCGCCTCCTCTGGGGTCTTATAAGGCACACCAGCCGCACGGCTGGCCCAAAGATCCGCCAATATCCTGACTTGTCGATCTTCCATTTGCGCCAGCAACGTTGCCCGATCACCGCCACGCACAACTTCATAGCTGTCAGGCGCAAGGCTGCCTTCCGATGGTTTCTCAGCGACCGAGCCTTGCAAGAAATCGGCGCGCTTCAAGCTTTCAACCACTTGCCAGCTCGTCACGCCCTCGGCCAATGTCACGCGGTAGCGAATATCGCGG